TGTATATAATATTATGGAATAAAAAATGTGTTTCTTAGAACTTTTTCGTATATAGAACGAAAATTAAATCTCGCCTATTCGCCATTCTTGATCTTTTATTTGCTCTTTTAGATCGCGTGAAAACTGAATAACTTCTTCTCTTACCCATTTTCTTGGTGGAAGATAGGTTAGCCGTTTCATTGCTTTTACCCTTCTCTCTCCATACATATCTATCATGTATGTGCGATAACCTTCACTAACAACTGCGTCACCCATGTTCATATTGCATCGCTTGCACTGAGGTGCAACATTTTCCATAAACAGTTTTAGCCTAGAATGTCTTCGGCTGTAAAAATGCCCTCCATCCATTGTCTTGTAATGACCAATACGACCACAGCTAACGCACTGGCAATAGCCGTTGTCATCTGATGCCTTTAATCTAACTAATCTTTGTAGCAATTTTGCGGCTTTCTCGACTTCCTGTGCTACCGTAGATTTCTTCTTCTTCGCCATACTCCAACTCCAATAACATCTCGCAATAGTGAATGGCTTTCAGTATATCTTCTGCCCCATTCTTTTTTCTGGTTACGTACTTAATGACGTTTCCGCGAATATAATCCAGATCGTTTTTGTAAATAAACTCAACTGGCTGTATCGGCAACTTGTAATGACTGCCCCCTACCTGCTTATTTAATGCTTTTGACATTCTTCTTCTCCTTTGACTGTAACCTCTTCTGGACAATGTAAATCGCACCTAGCACAAATACCGTAACCACAACCATCATCCCCAAGCCAATACTCAAGAGACTGTCCGCAATCACAGAATAGTTTGTTAAGAGTAATTGTCCCTGAGTGTAGTTTAATAACATTACTCATCCTTGAGGCTCGGAACAACGGTTTTTCTAGAATGCTCTCCTGCTGTGCAATGATATGTTATTGCGTGAGCCGCCCTCCAACTGACATAGCCGCCTCTAGCCGCGTAAGCATCGCTACCTGCAATTGTCGGGTGACGTTCTACGATAGCACCCCCCTGCTCAGACATATCTTGCTCAGTGTGGTGATAATGCCCTGTATGAATATAGCAGTATTTAGAATTACCCCACATAGCCCTGTAACGTGGCTCTGAACTAAATAAGGTTGGCAGTGCTGAGTTTTTCTTTTTATGTCCATGATGAAAGCCCAACATGATTTCGCCATGCAAGTGAGCGTAATATGGAAACTCAGTATCATCTACCTCTAATCTAGGGTTATTCTTGTAGATTACCTTAGAGGCTTTTCTCAGCCACGCAGACCCAGATTCATCGTGGTTGCCTTCACATACTAGTAGCTTGACCTTCTTATGCTTAGACAGCAGTATTTCAATACATTGCATCGTGATAGTTAAAGCCATTTCTATTAGCTTTCCATATCGCGTGTCTGCGTCAAGTACGTGTTTAGAAGCAGGAGTCACTGCTAACAATCCATCCCAGTGTAAAAAATCACCCTGTAGATTTAGTATTGCTGTTTCGCTGTTAGGTGAGCCGTCTGCCATTCGGGTAATCGCGGACAATGCTTCATGCTCCGCTATAGACATATCCCAAGCATCACCAGTTTCGGCTTGCCATGAATACATTCCCAAGTGAAAATCCGTTAAGGTATAAAGCGTAAGCAGTTCTGAATCATGCCCTTTACTTGTTTTAATCTTAGGGGCAGGTTTCCATTCAAATCCCTCGATAGCTTCTATGACTTCTGACAGGCTAATTGACTTGCCTTTTTCTTGTCTTACATACTGCCCTTGTAGATTACCCTCTCCATCATATCTGCTTGTAACAAACTTAGTGTTAAAGCCTTCCATAGTGCGATGGTCTACATCTCTATGGGGGGCTACGCCATTGGATGCGGCTATCTTTTCTAATCGAACTATCATTTTATCGACGGTTCGTCTGTCACACTTTAATTCTTTAGCGGCTTTGGTAGCGGAGCCATTTTTAATAACGGCATTGACTACTTCTTTTTGTCTATCAGTTGTTGTGAATTCAATAAGCGTTCTGGGGTCAGCTTTTATCATTCAACTCTCCTGTTGGTTTTTCAGCTTTTGATACTCGGAATTCTCTGGCACTTCTAAGAATATTCCGTTATCCCTAGCCCAATGATACACGTTATCCAAAAAATACACCATTTCGCCAACATCTAGATCACTGGTGTGCTTAACCTGATTCTCAATTACTGTCTTACCTATTTTGATATCTTCTGTCCCTAAAAACCTTTGCTTCATCATTAGCTTCATATTCTCAGGCGTAGCTGTTGGGACTTTCTTAATGAACTTTTCAGACATGGTTTTACACCACACATGGAACAGAGCGTTCTGATTTAGGCTTCTTGGGTTCGTGTAAGGCTTTAAAGTTACGCAGAGAGGTTTTGCATAATCCCAATCATTGACTCGTTTAATAAGAAAAGGCAACCGCTTCTCTACCTCAAGCAAGTTGCCTATCCTAATAAAATCTCCCTGACTCATACTAGCTTCCGCGTAAGCCACTTCTGAGATAGTGTCGTATTTACCTTAACCTTCTTTTTTCTCAGTGTTCTACCGCAGTGACTTTTAACCAACTCATCGTCTGTACATATATCACTACCGTTAAGCCTGTATCGAATCGCTGTATCTGACAGTCCAGTTATCTCAGACAATCGTTTAATAGTGTAGTATCGACCATGTACCAAGTCTGGCTTATTGCCCTCATACCGTATTTGTTTTGCTTGACTAGATGCGCTCACGTATTTCTCCATCGTAATAGTAACCAAATTTATTTAAGTAGAACTCCTTCATCATCTGAACCTCATCAGGATCGACCCAAGTGACATCAGCCATTTGCATCTCTAATGTTTTGGCTCTTATGCTATCAGGTTTGTTATATTTCTTAGCAATAGGGGAACTGCCACCCTGCTCTTGTGATCTAGATAACCAAGAGTTAACAAAGCGTTTTATTCCTGTGGGTTTTTTCCTGCGAGTTGGATTAGCATCTAGCCAAGATTCCATCGCCATCAGTTCTTGGTATACATCGACCTTCGGGAAGGCACGTTGCCAAGCAATAACGTCAGTCTCTTCTGGTTGCCAGTTGTCGCCATTATTAAGAATCATTAGATTTCCCCTTATTGAAATTTGTGTTGCATTAACCTTGCCCATAAAGTTTCTATTTTAAATAATTCATTATGCTTTAAATATAGCCTGTCGCCATAGCCAAAATTGTGCCGATGACAATCAGTCTGGAAACTACCTCTATCCATCCAACCATTAACACGCATTTTGTTTGCATCATCAGTGCGCCCAACAAGTATAGCTATTTGTGATTTAAATTTTTCCATCGAATCAAAAATAAGATTTCCATATTCATCGTTAGTAAATTTAACATCTATAGTAAAATCTCCAAACCATAAATCTACGCCTCCGTCTGTTGCAACATTTACTGTAGGCAAATCCAAGTTAAACAATCTAGCAATCGCAAACTCTGCTTTAAATCCGTAAACATTAGCCTCAGTTCTCGACTGCTTTTTATTATCGAGCCTTGGTGAAAATCCTTGCAACTCACATAGTTTAACAGTGTCAGCACCCATCAACTGGCAAGTGTGAGAATCTTGTTTGCTTAACCTTAATATCATTTAAACCTCCTACAGTTTAGTATTTTTTTGCATTATATAAATGTTCATTACCATTATCTAAATCGTCAATAAATCCTTTTATGACTGACCTAAAATGTTTATTTTGCACTAAAAACTGTTGAATAATATTATGTAAAGTTGATCCAGTAATTTCTACTGACCCATACCAAGTTTCCAAAGTTGCCTTTGCTTGATAATAATGACTAGGTACTTTCACGACAGTATTTCTAATATCGTTTTCTTTTATTTTTACAGTAGCATTCTTATTATGCTCAATGCCTTTTATATTAATTGCCATTTGTATCTCCTATGGCTCGGTCAACCCTCGCCTGTTTTATTGATAAATTGTTTCTTATTATTTACTTTGTTTATTTTATGTAACTTTTTTAAAGACGTTTTAACCCTTTTACGACTGTTTCCGTAAATTTACGATCTGAGGGCTATGCGACTCAGCGGTTAATTCGTATTCGTATCGTATCGCCAAACTATCCATCAAGAGAAACCGATCTCTATTAGGGGCTATGTGCGGAGGGTCAACCGCGTCTATGGCATTCTGTTAGGGAGTTCGCCACCCGAAGGGATATGTCAATTCATATCTGCTCTAGCCCGAATACTGTATTAATTAAAAATCATTTTTACAAAAAGGTAAACCTAAACCTTATACCCAAAAGTTATAAAAGACTCTAGGCTTATATCCAAAGCATCACATACGCGCTGAATAGTGTGCAGTTTCATATTAGATTGGGTGCGCCACCGTAATACTTGTTGAGGGGAAGTCTTTGCTATTTTAGCAAACTCCACGCTAGTGATTCCTTTAAGTTCTTGAGCGGCTACTACGCATTTGCCTACGTGTATTAATTTCATTGCATTAAATCCTATGTTATATTTGTTTGGTCGGTTTCCCCGATCGACAACCTCCTATGGTTTGCCCCCCGAGAGGGGGGCTTTTTAGATCAAAATGGAATATCTTCATCCAGTTCTTCAAGGCTCATATCTGATTGTGGCGCACTAGCTGTAGCACCATCAATCCAGAACTTTTTAACATTACCCAAGATTACGCTTTGTTCACCTGCATCGCGCTGTTCTTTGGATTGCTCCATTGAGATAAATCCGTTGTTGCCATATTCATCTTCTTGGTCAAGGTCAACAAAGGTTGTCATGTTTAAATAGACCCCTTTCTCCCCTTTATATAACTTAGATTTATCAATCTTGCTCACGTTGATTCTTACATTCAGTCCTACTTTCATTTTAACTTCTCCACTTGGTTTTTTATTTCAATGACAGCGGCTTTTACTTCAACCGCCAGTTTAGTTATAAACTCTTCATCACGCTCTACCCTCACAAGTACATGAGGCATTTCAGGGTGGTAGGCGAACGCATCCCACCACTGGCTATCAGTAATCCAAAGGCAACCTTGTATCTGTTGATAATAAGCCTTCACTAACGCTTGAGGGTCGCGCAAATACTTGACCATTGTTGTAGCGGCAGGACATTTAATCTCTAGGCCACCATCCGTTTCTACAAAACCATCAGGCGAACAACCGAACTCTTTACTGTCATCTAGGATAAATCCATGCTCTGTCACATTGCATTCAGTAATAAACTCATATGCTTCACGCGCTTCTGGCTCTAACTCAGTACCTCTTGCCATATGGTCGTTAACGTAGAACGGCTCAGATTTACCCACAAACCTCTCAGCAATAAGTTGATTTATATATCCGACAGCAGAGGTAGACGGCTTACCAGACACAGTAATCAGCTTTCCAAAGTTACTTGCAGATGGCCTACCCAATCGAGCGGCAAGCCATTCCTCAGTCCCTTGTTCGTGGTCTAGAATAATCACTTCTTAGCCTCTAACGCGGCAATCACCCTGTCGTAATTACTGGCTAAAACTTGATCAATATTTTCTACCTTAAGCCACTTTAAAAACTTAGCCTCATTTGATTTTGTTTCATCAAGTAATTTCTTGATAGCAATTATTTGATCTTCACTAACCGTTGCTTTAGCTACTGCCTCTGGTAAATCTTCACCTGCATATATGTAGTGGCCTAAGCCAAACATTGCAAAGCACTTTGTCAAACAGCGCATCTTAGATGAATTAATTGCAAACTTATCAGGGTTAGATATTGCTTTGTTTCTATGATCCATAACTGGCAACCACATATTCCTAACCATAGACTGATCTTTTTCAGTTAATAAAACACTGCACCTAATTTCTACCGTTCCAGTTTCATTACATTTATCTTCCTCAAAGGTGTAATGTATGTCAGGATAATGTTCCATCATAATGCCGTAAGCCCAAGCCCATGACAGATAAGTAAGCTTGCCTTTTTTCTCAATATGATCTGATACATCAATAGCAGATAAAGTCTGCCAGACTTCTTTAGATAAATTCATGTTGACCTCCTACAGTCTCTTGTTTCTGGTATCGCTCACCATATCCTAGTTCGTAAGCCTCTGATTGACCCTCTAAGGCAGGGTAGCCAAGAATGCAGTCATACTCACCGCGCTCATAGTCGTTTAACTCGTTGATATTCATATTGCCTCCTACAGCATTTATTTTTGAAGTTGTAAAAAATAACGTCTACGATCATGTATTACA